GAGTTTCTCCGCCAGCCGCACCGCCGGTTCATGGGTCAGGCCCCCGAACATGACATGGGCCATGTTGTGCAACTGCCGTTCCAGCGCCTCGTTCAGTACCGGGTGGTTGTAGCCGTGGATCGCGCACCACCAGGAGGACATGCCGTCGATACACAAAAAATTGTCGGATATCGAATCCACTTGCGTTGAGCTAAGAAAAGAAAAGAGAATCCATCCCGAGCACTTTTTTAGGGCTAGCGCTAAGGAGCTGACATTCCCTAGAATCTTAGCGGATCCTCCAAGACCCATTGAAGCTAGCTGCGACTAGACGTTGGCGTCTTTTAGGTACAGGAGAAGTGAGAAGCGCAGGCCTGAGCTTCGTAGAGGCCGCTGACTCTTAGCCGGGGGGGTGCGTTTTGGGTAGCGTCAAACACCCGGCGAGTTCCGTCGTCTCTTGGGACGTAGATGAAGCGACGAATTAACTCATTTACGGATCCCTCCTCGGCTCATACCGATACCCCGCATGCATGCACACCGCCTCCGCAAGCATCGCCGGATTGTACTTCTTGCTAATCGTCCACCGACCCAACCGATTCCTCTCCAAAAGCGACGGCGCCATCTCAGAGTACCGAAAGCCCCCTCCCCCCTTCCATCCGCACATCTCAGTCACTCCCCCTGCATCCTCACCATCAATCACCTTCTCCATCCGCGGAATAATGTGCGTATGGCACGGCCCATTGAACTCAATCATGATCCACCTGCGACCCATCTTGTGCGCCACAGCACCGGTTGTGCCTGAGCCGGCGAATGAATCAAGGACGAGGTCTCCGGGATTAGTAGCTAAGTGCAGAATGCGTTGAATAAGGCGTTCGGGTTTGGGGGAAGGAAAAATCACTTTGTTATTAATCGCCTTAACTTCCCTTTTGGCTTCCTGGGTGTCCCCGACATCATCTCGTTTCCATAACGTCATGGGAGTAATTCCATCCTTAACCTCTGAGAGAAACCGTTTAATGCTTGGCACATTATTGCCCTCTTTTCCAAACCAAATACGATTGTCTGCGATGTATTCTTTCAATCTGCCTTTTGTTAATCTCCAACAATAACCCTTAGGCGGCATCACTCTTCTCCCTGAAGGTGTTGTGATCGGATACACTTTTTCTGCAATAGGAGGTCCCACAGACAAATTATCTGACTTCCAAGGACCTCGTTGATCATTATCGTAATTCTTATAACGATCATTAGCAGCTTCAGACCGTGCTGTCTTATTTAATTGAATCTTTAAAATATTCTTTGCGTAAACTAGAACATAGTCGTGACTTCTAGAAAGTGTCTTTTTTAGGTTTATGGGAGCATATGCTCTCTCCCAAACCACCTCCTCTATGAAATTCTTGCGCCCAAAGATCTCATCGCACAACACCTTTAAATAATGACTCTCATCGGCGTCGATACTAATCCAAATTGACCCATCCTCTTTAAGCAGCCTATGCATAAGCACTAACCGCTCTTTCATCATATTGAGCCAAGAGGAGTGCTCTAAGTTGTCGTTGTAGCTTTCTTTTTTATTGCTTGCTGAAAATCCATTAAAAACAGATCTGGTGTTGTAAGGCGGATCGATGTAGATGCACTTGATTTTGCCGGTGTAGTCGCGCTCGAGGGCTTTGAGGCCGAGGAGGTTGTCGCCATAGATGAGAAGGTTGTCGTCGATGCCCTTTTTGGTGCTTTGGTAGACCTCTTTTTCGATGAGGAGGCGGGGCTCGGGGTTTTCCCATTCGTCCTTGCCGTGCCAGCGGAGCTCAAGTTTTTGTCTTTTGTCTGCCATGGTCCTTCCTTAGGTTATGTAATTTCCCAGCGTAGAGTGAATAAAGGGGTTGTTTTCGAAGTGGACAACCTGCATGGAAAGAGAGTCTTTTTCGATTAGCGATGTATGAGTCAAGACTTGTCCTCCTTGTTCTCGGTAATCCTGATGGAGTTTACGGGAGTCTTTCTGTACTTTTCGACTGTGTTAGCGTCTATATTCAAAGCAGCACAGAGCTTTTCCCAATCTACAAGGCCCTTGCGTTCACTGACAAGGACTCTGACGTATTTACCGAGCGAGCTCAGTCCGTCGGTATAATCCAGAACTCGCGCTTTCGCATCTTTTTCCTCCAACGTCGCTCTATCGAGAGCCTTCTTTTTCTCAATCCATTGAGCTTGCGCCTCCTCAGACTCCTCGCCCATCCACTGAAAGTCTCTAGAAGCAGAATAAGGGCACACTTCACCCGGTAGGGGTACCCAAAAGTCATTTGCTTCTTTAAGAAGCTCACAAATACACGCATCATCACGAGAAACCTCCTCAAGATAATAGTTATCATCATCAAGTCTTTCTAAGTAGAGACACTTAGCGAACGGCTCTCCGATGCAAAATAGCTGCCATTGGATTTGTTGGTAATAATGAAGCGGTATCTTTTTGCTTAGCTTTCCGGGATGTTTGATCTCGCAGATTAAGTTTCCGCTTTCCGAGACGCCGTCTAAGGAAGCTGAGGCGTATGGTATGGTGGGGTGTTCGTGAACCTCGGGGATGAAGAGCTCCCCGGTGAGCTTATAGAGCAACACGCGCCCTTGGGCCTCTTTTCTAGCTCCCTCGCGCATGGCGTCATTTACGTAGACGGGAGCGTCTTTGAACTTCTCAAGCCACAGAGCGGCTTTGGTCTTAAACGGACTTGTCCCCATGATTGACGGGATGTCTGAGGCTCCGATGTGCGTCTTTCTAAAGGCGAGCCATTCGGGAGAGCCTTGGATTAAGTTAATCTTTGTCATGTGTTTTTCTCTTTTCTAGGGTTATAAGTTCAATGCATTTGTTAAAGTCAGAGCTCTTCAACGTGCTCCAGTTTAAGACGCCGAACATCAACAGAAGTTTATCGCTTAACGCTTTATCTCCGTTAAACGCCTCTTTTAGTTTGTCTATTTGGTCTTTAGAAAGGGTCTCTCTGTTCTCGGTGGCGGCTATTAGGCTAACGCCGTCATCATCGGACTTGTCGCTGATCCCGAGGTTAAGGAGGGCCATGCAATTATAGCGTCTTGCGTAGGTGATGGCGGCTCCTAGGGACTGCATGTCTCTCTTAGGCATGAGCAGCGGTATGTTGGAGACGAGGTATCCTCCGTCTTTGTGGCACAGCCTGCTCTCCAAGAAGAAGTTATCTCCGTTAATACACACCAAGTGCGTTATGGAAAGACCGTGCTCTTCCAGGGAATCGGAGATAGATCTTACGATCTGGCCGATATCGGCGTATGTAGACTTATTAAAGGCGTTAGCCGCGTTCTTTACGACGGTCTTAAGGGAGCCCTGAGCTTTGCTTAAGGCGCCGAATAGAGTCTGTGTGTTTTCCATTAGGGTTAGTCCTTGTTCTTTTGGTTAATAAACTCGGCGACTGCGTCCGCATCAAACGGGAACAGCTCGCTAAGTTCTAAAGAAGAGAGCTTTTCAGCGTCGTTGTCGGGAAACTTAATAATCGAACTTAAAAACTTCTTTCGTTCATCGGAGTCTTCCTCTTTCAGAAGCTCGTGCATAAAGCATCTCATCGGAGTCTTTATCATCTGCGCAAAGAGCACGACGTTCATTAAGGCCTCCTGTGAATCCAAGGGGAGCGCCTGTTCCACTTTTGATGAATAGAGGCTCAACATTTCGTAAAAAAAAGCGTATCCTGCTTTTGTTGATTCTTCGGCAAGGTAGCGCGCATCGTCAAAGTTCATAAAACTCCTTAGCTTGTTTGTTTTCGTATTCTTCTTCTCCGCTCTCTTCGTTAGCGTCACACCAGTCCAGGTAATCTTGTAGCGAACAAAAGTCCCTGCTCCAAAAGGGCGACGGCGTTTCCAGGTGTTCTTCTAGCATATTACGAACTCCCCGTGAAAATCCTCAGCCCTAAGCTCAAACGCATAACAGGAACTTAAGGAACCTACCCCGTTCCCATCCTCTCTCTTGCGAGCAAGGAGATAGTCGCCCTCGATCTTCAGTAGACCATACGCATCACCGCCCTCTTTCTTGGTCACCCACTTCCCCTCCTTCATCGCCTCAATCGCCCCATGTATGTCCACCACCTCTTTCATAATTGACTCCGTTGTGTTACTTTGACCACAGTATAACACAGGCAAAAGATAAGTCAAGTGTATTCCTATGAACACAGTTCTTTTCTTATTTTCTCCTATGTGGTAGTATGGTCACATGAACATAAAAGAATATCTTAAAGAGGCTGAGATGTCATACAGGGAGTTCTCATTACTGAGCGGGATTTCCCTCTCTTCGGTCTTTAGGTATGCAGCGGGAAGGAGAGTGCCGGGGAAGTATTTGATGCCTATCATTGAGAAGGTGACTAAGGGCAGGGTAAGGGCTGAGGATTTTAAGCGGCATCCCGATGAGTTATGAGGAAGTTGAGGTTATCAAAGAGGCGGCGCATTGCACCATAAAGCTACACGGAGATCCGATTTCATGGTCAGCTCCGACATTCGGAAAGAAGGGAGCTTACGACAGAAAGTGGAAACGGAAACGAGACGCTATTTTACTGCTAAGGGAAAAGGAATTGCCGAAGCTAGACGGACCTTTAATGATATGGGTCACATTCTGCATTGCGATGCCAAGAAGCTGGTCTCGAAAAAAAAGGGCATCTCTTTTGGGTCGCCATCACACTAATCACTTAGATCTCACCAACCTCACCAAGGCCCTTGAGGATATTCTTCAAAACGCGGGTCTTTTTAAAGACGACTGTTTCATTGTAGCTCACAACACATGTAAACAATGGGCTGAAAAAGGGTTAACTATGGTATCTCTTTTCCCATTAACTTAAGGAGTCTTCATGTCAACAGTCAAAGTCACTTTCCCGGCCTGGGTAGACGTAGAGTCCAAAACACCGCCTCCTAAGAATCACCCCCTTACCAGAACGCACAGGATGTTTAACCTACTTAGCCCCGACAGCAAAGCCAAGCTCCTCGCCCAGCAGGCTTTTTCCGATATAATCAGAAAGGGCTAAGATGCGCCCCTTCTGCACACACAAGTGGTACCTCCTAGAGGCTCACCTCAAACGAGGCATTCTCAACAAACACACTCAGCTTTTCTTCGTCTGTCTACACTGCGCCAAGCAAAGACGCACCACCCTAACAACAGAGCTCTCAAGAGAGTCCTTTAACGAGCTTAAGGAGATCTACAACGCTAACAGAGACACCATCCCTGATGTGCGTTGGAAACTTGTCTAAGCCTACAGAGGAACCCGTCTTAGACTGAGAGCTCATTGTCTTCAGGCGACCCCTCCGAGTCAGAGCCTGTCCACCACCAACCTCTTTGTATGAAATGTGATCTAAAGGGATAGCCTCCATGCATCAGATATGTGAGATGCTCAGCGCTCCCCTCTTCCAGCTTCATGGCTTTCTTCCTCTCTTTCTCAAGAAGTACGAAAAAAGCTTTTCTTCTAAGCTCTATTTCCTCAAATAAGTCATCTCGACTGCCAAATCTGTTGTTTTTACCCTTTTGCACGGATACCCCTTGACAAATTAAATGATCTATAGTGTATTGGGCTGCACATCTCCACGCGTTTGAAACACGTCTTAACATTTTAACCTCTTCTTCTCTTTAATACCAGTCGGGGAAAATCCCCCGCTGCCCCTAGTGAGTTCGGCATAGCTCACTCACAAGACTCCTCGCTTCAGCTCGGAGAAGACGGAGAGACCCTAACGCTGGCGCACGGGTCTCCGCCAAGGTCCCTTCGTCAACGCTCAGGGAAAGAGTGAACAACGACCCTCCCGCGAGCCTCTGCCGAGCGGTGTACTTAAGCCCTCGCGGCTAATTAGCACACAAGCTACATAACCTCACACTCAGGAGCCTCTTAACCCCCCTGGGGCTTGATGGATTAACGACAACTAAATTACTTGGAGTCTTAGCCCGCGCTTTCCTAGGAGCCACGCCGACGACGGAAAGCCAGTCCTCGAGGAGCCCCGACGACGAGAGGTCCTCTTTGAGCAAGCTGAAAGGCGGAGCGAAAAGAGTAATTGGCGAAAGAGCTTCTCTAAGCCAAGGGGGAAGCGGGGGGGCCTCAAAGCCCCCCGACTTCTATTCCTAAACAGATAAGACCCGGAGGGTCCATATCCCTTACTAGGAACCGGCTTTTTCCGCAGGGCCCTTTGGGGAGCGCGCCCTCACGAACCAGGTTAAAGGGTGGATTTTCATTTGTCAACAATAAAAGTTTTTTCTATATAGGACCAAAAGAGCTAATAGATTAGAATATAGCAAGTTAAGAGAGCCACCCCAAAACACATGTCCATCATAGAAAAGCTTGAATCCTTAGCCAAAAGCTACAAAAGCCTCTACTCCCAGAAGAACGTACTCTCGGGAAGGTCTAAGCTTGAACGCAAGTACGGGGTCAAGATCCCCTCAAGCACGTCTCTAACTTCCTTCAAAAAGAGCGCTCAGTTCAAAAGACTCAAACAAAAAAAGAAGACCAATAATTGACTATACATCGAGACGTGTGGTATCTGTAACACAAAAACACTTGGAGACTAATGGCTGCCGCTAAAGACAACAAATACTCTCAGATCTATACTGACGAAGATATAGAAGAGCTTTGCAAGAAATTGCTCGATTGGGCAGAAAACTCAAAGTCTATACACTTCGCTCACTTCTGTAGTAAGGTCGCAAAAAAGAGCCATTCTTGGCTCATAGAAATGTCCCACCGCTACCCTAAGCTCCTAAAGGCTAGTGATGATGCGAGAATGCTGCTCTCTCAGAAAATCATAGACGCTTGCTTCAACGATAAGGACAGCGGAGTCAACGCCGTGTTCGGCGAACGCTATCTTCCAATCTATGATGCTGAGTATAGAGACTACCTCAAAATGAAGGCTGAATGGTCTAAGTCCGTTACTCAAAATACCCCTCCCGTTGTTCACGTCCATATGAAAGATCAAGAGGACTGATACGGATATCTATTTGCCCCATAAGTTTCAGTGCCGTAAGTATCAGCTCGGTATCTGGAGAGCCCTTACCTCGGGAATCAAAAGAGCCCTGTGGGTTTGTCATAGAAGAGCGGGCAAAGACCTCACCGTCTGGAACTGGCTAGTATGTGAGCTCATATCAAGAAAACAGACGGCATATTACATTCTGCCCACTTACTCTCAAGCTAAGAAGATTATCTGGGAAGGGATGACCAAAGACGGCAATAGGTTCTTGGACTTCATACCCAAAGAGCTCATAGAAAAGAAAAGCGAGTCCGATCTGTCTATCCGATTCATTAACGGATCACTGCTTCAACTCGTGGGGTCCGATGGCTACGATAGGCTTGTAGGAACTAACCCCTCTATCTGTATCTTTAGCGAAATGGCCCTACAGAATCCAATAGCCTGGGACTATATGCGCCCAATCCTGGCAGAGAACGCAGGAAGAGCGATCTTCATTTCTACGCCGAGAGGCCACAACCACTTTTGGGATCTATACCAAGTCGCAAAGAATAACCCCACGTGGTTTTGTGAAGTGCTAACCGTAGACGACACCAAGGCTATCACAAAGCAAGACATAGAAGACGAGCGCGCAAGCGGTATGAGCGAAGAGATGATAGAACAAGAGTTCTATTGCAGCTTCGAGACAGGACAGCTAGGCTCATATTACGGCAAACTCATTAAAGAATGCTACGCCGATGATCGCATCACAACGCTACCCGTAGACGCCAAGTATCTGGTATACACAGCTTGGGATATCGGGATGAGCGATATGACGGCTATCGTTTTCTTCCAGATCATAGGGAAAGAGATTCGAGTCATAGACTTCTACGAGAATCAAGGGTATGCCCTGGATCACTATATCACATTGCTGAGACAAAAGAGCTATCAGTATGGCACACACTACTTCCCTCACGACGGTAAAAAAAGAGAAATGGGGACCGGCCTCTCCCTAGTAGATGTTGCCAACCAAAGCGAATTTAACTTCATGGTTATCCCCAACCGCACGGGACTAATAGAGGGGATAGAAAACACAAGAGGTATCTTCCCAAGGGTCTGGATAGATAAGACGCGCTGCGCTTACTTGCTCAAGTGCTTGCAGCAATACCACGCAGAGTATGACGATAGAGCTAAGATATTTAAGAACAGCCCCAAACACGACTGGGCCTCTCACGCAGCTGATGCATTTAGAATGATGGCCCTGTCTCTTCAGTTTATTAATCAAGATGGCTTTTTGGAAGAACAAAAAGAACTCGATAGACTCGAAAGAATATATAGAAACATTTACTAACGAATGTTAGCTTTGTAAAAAAGCGGTAAGAAGATGCCCTCTGATATAGATATTGTTACTGACTGGAATATACATTATCAATATGGATGGGAAGCTCTGAGCGTATGGTATTCTCAAGCCGAGATGAACACGCGCTACTACCTCGGGGATCAGTGGACTCTTGAAGAAAAGACCGCGCTACAAGAGCAAGGGCGCACTGCGTATGTGGTGAATCAGCTTAAGCCCAACGTCTCGATGATTAAGGGCTACCAGATCAAGAATCGCCTCTCATCCGTTGTGGTCCCCCTAGAAGATGAGGCGCAGCTAGCCGCTGACCAAGCCTCTGAACTTCTCCTTTATTTCTTCAACACAAGCGATGTTAGCGAGACGATATCCGATGCTTTTGAGGCGGGCTCCCTTGTCTCGGGCATGAACATGCTGTGCCCTTACGTGGACAGAAGCCTAGACCCGCAAGGAACAATCAGGGTCGTAAGAGAGCCGTATAATGCGTTTATCTTCGATCCTTTCTTTTCCAAGAAAGACCTTAGCGATTGCGGCTATGTGATGAGACGCAAATACATCGACAAAACTACAGCCGAATTGATGCTGCCCTCTGCGAAAAGAGACATTGCTTATTTCATGAAGCAGGGTGGCTATCGCGATGACAAGTATACATGGCTCCCTTATCAAAGAGTGGCCACATCACAACCTATGATTGCCTTTGATGAGTACTTTACCCTTAAAAGCGAGAAGGTAAAGATTATCTTAGATGTACTGACGGGGAAGCAGTACCCTTTCCAAAATGACGAACAGCTGCTCTTTGTTAGCGATAGGTTTAAAGCGGTAACGATCATGAAACCGTTTATCCTCAGACACATTCTCATTAACGGAAACTTCATTGAGACGCAGAAGAACCCTGACGGTCTGTCATCATATCCTTTCGTTCCCGTCTTTGGCACGTGGATGCCTGAGCAGGCCGAGTGGTCTCTTAAGTGTCAGTCATTAGTAAACCAGGCCATAGACACGCAGCGCGAATCGAATATGCGCAGGTCTCAGCTGACGGACATTGTTAACTCCAGGATAAACTCGGGCTGGGTCGTGGAGGCTGATTCGGTATCTAATTTAAAGTCTCTATATCAAACAGGCCAAGGCAAGGTTATCTTAACCAAGAAAGGCTCGCCTCCTCCGGTGCAGATTAATCCGCCCGATATTCCCCCTTCCTTTTTCTCGCTTAAGGACGTAACGGACCAAGACTTGCAGAAGCAATTACAGGTGTCCGATGAACTGCTGGGGCAACAGAACAGAGACGACGATTCGGGCTTTAAGGTGGCCCTGCGTCAAAGCGCGTCACTCGTAGGATTGCAACCTTATTTCGACAACCTCAGATACTCGCAAAAGCTCGTGTCTGAAAAGATGATCATGTTACTTCCCGCTATAGACAAGGAAAAGCTTGAGCGCATCTTAAAGGCTCCTATAGCCCAAGAGCTTATCGACCAAACCAACTTAAAGTGCAGCGTACAGATTGAAGAAGGGCTGTTAACCACAACGCAAAAAGAGATGTTCTTTAAGCAGCTCATAGGTTTGCAGCAACTGGGTGTTCCTACGCCACCCTCCTTGTTGGTCAAGAGCGCTCCGATTCAAGGGAAGACCGATTACTACAAAGAGATGGAGGCTTATGAGAAACAGCAAGCGGAGCAGGCGCAACAACAGCAACAAGTTCAGCGGCTACGCGGACTGGACAGAAATCGCGGCGCCCGCAGCCCCCGCAGC